AAAATCTTCCGCACATCGAATCTGGAGAATATCAATATCGAACTGCCGAAGCAAAGGAGTTTTGGGAAACGATTGATGCTGCCGATGCCAAGGAAAAATGGGAATGGAATTACAAAGGAGGTGAACTCGAAAATAGATTACGGTATCTTGCGGGAAGAATTATTAAGCCTCAATTCGATATGCTAGTAAATCGATTTCTTTCTCCTGAGGCAAAACAAATTGTTTCAAAGGATGGAAGATTACTTTTTCATTTCATATATGCTACCTGGAACGGTCCGGGCTGGTTCAAAAAATTTGCGACTGACATTAACGATGCCGTAAAAAACGGAATCGTTAATCCTGATGCTCTTATTCAAGTGGCAATGGATTCCAGAACAAAAGAGGGTCTTTCTCCAAATTCTTCTCCAAATTCTCTCATTGCACAGGGAGGAGAAAAAATAAAATCTATTGTAGGTACTGCATAAACCATTTAATGTTTTTTAGTAAAAAATCTAAAAAATTAATACAATGGAAGAAACCATCAATCAGCCAGCCGACGTTTTAGAAACGACTGAATCGGCACCAATTCAAGAAACTGCAGAGAACACGACTCCTCTTACTCCAGCAGGTCAATTAAACGCTCTTATCTCTCGTAGAAACGGAGAATTTGAGGTAAAGATGAGCCATGCTGACGTCAAGAGCATTAAGAATGCAATCAACCAAAAAATCGAGTGGAAGGGACCGAACGAGGCATACTTAGTAATCATGACGGTGCTTACCCTAGACAGCGTATTGGAGGGAATGAATCCAAAGGAGGCATTGCCAGTTAAGATCAAGATGCCAGCTGCCACTATTGAATCAATTAACTTCTTTTTGACAAAGATTACCGGTAAGGGTCTTGACTCAGCGCAGAGACTTTTCTCGACCGCTATGCAGTTACGTCAAACCGTTGAAGCAATTCGTAAATTAGATGAAGAGATTGAAGTTCTAAAGAAGGAAGTAGACGCAGCCTCCGATAAATAATAAAAAATCTTATCGAGTGAGGGTGAAAAGTTTTTTAGACTTTGTGCGATCAAAGAGCCTAAACGAGACTTCGATGTCTTCTGACTGGGATGCCGATTATGGCTTGAGTCAAGGACCTATTGATTCTAACGCAAAGATGAATCTTGACTTGGGGCCAGGTCTCTATGTGACAGATCCGTCTGAGTACGATTTTTCGACAGAGGAGGATGCTGAGCGCTTTCTTGATCCAGAAGAAAAAGAGAGGTCAACTAAAAAAAGTTTTCGCTCAAACTTAAAGTCGATGCTCAAAGACTTAGACGATCGAATTTCCTCCTTGGAAAAAGCAGTTTATTAAAATCCGCATATTTTCATCGATTACTAAGATAAATAATAAAAAATTTACAGAGAAATGAAAGTAAAAAACTTTGCAGGATTTATGAAATCTCGCAATATAAACGAAAGCGAGTACATGGGTTTTGATAACGGAGAAGAAAACGAATATGGAATGAATCCAGATGCAGACATGTATGGCGCAAACCCAGAAGAGGAAGAAACTGAAGAAATCGAAGAGACTCCAGAAGGAGAAGAAGAAGAACAAGAGGTTACACTAGAAGATCTTAAGGCCATGATCGAAGATCTTACCGAAAGAGTTGAAAAGCTTGAAGGTGGTGGAGAAGAGGAAGAAGAGGGCGCCGAAGGAGAAGAAGGCGAACCGACTGAAGGCGAAGAGGGCGAAGAAGCTCCAGAAGGTGAAGAAGCTCCTGTAAAGTAATCAATATCATCTATAATTAATTACCAAAGCGAGTAGACGTTTATCGACTGCTCGCTTTTTCTTTTTTAATAAATAATCAAGATGAGCCAGTACACAAGTAACTCTAGTTTTATGCTCTTTGAGAATTTCTGCAGAAAAAATCAAGTAGATGGAAAAAATATTACTGCAGAGATATGCGGCATTCCGCTGGATCTCAAAGTAGCGACCACGCCTCGCAGCCAGGCTAAAGGTTTCATGGGGGCAAAAAAAGCTCCAAAGGAGGGAGAAGGCATCCTCTTCGTCTACGACGCTGAACAGCCGCTCTCTTTCTGGATGAAGGACGTGTCGTTTGCTCTCGACATCATCTTTTTTGATGCAAATGCAAAATATGTGGGTCATGAGACCATGCGCGCATATCAGGGAGAAGAAGACTCCCATGTCCCCAGATACTCCAGTAAAAAACCAGCCCGATTTGCAGTTGAGGTGGCCGCTGGCTGGTGCGACAAAAATTTAAAGGATGATGCTGTCCTAAGTTTTTAAGTAGTCCGTTTTTTAGTATATTTACTCTATACCTAAAATAATGACGACTGGATTTACTCAACTTAGAAATTTCGTAGACGAGATCAACTCATCTAACTCAACAAATCACAAGGTAGAAGTCTTAAAAAAGTATGCAGACAGCGAATTTATTCGCAAGGTTTTGCAGTATACTTATCATCCATACAAGCAGTATGGAGTGACCTCAGCTAACCTAAAAAAGAGAACCGACCTGGTTGGGCCAGTCGACAATTGCGCGGACCTATTTACTCTACTAGACGATTTGGACGGCAGGAACATTACCGGACACGCTGCAATTGCCGCAGTAAATGCATTTATTCAACAGTATCAAGAGTGGTCTGACCTAATCTATCAGGTAATTGATCGTAATCTCGAGACCCGTGCTACTACGACACTAATCAATCGTGTCATGCCCAACCTTATTCCGACCTTCAATGTTGCCCTAGCGCACGATTACACCAAAGTCAAAGGCATTAACTTAGCAGACGGCTCATGGTATGTTTCTCGTAAACTCGATGGAGTGCGCTGTCTCGCTATCATCCGCGACGGTAAAGTCAACTTTTTCTCCAGAAATGGCAAGGAGTTTGATACCTTAGCCCGAGTAAAAAGTGCAATAGAGGCCCTTGGTTTAAAGAATTGTGTGTTAGATGGTGAAATATGTCTGATGAAAGAAGATGGTTCAGACGACTTCCAGGGAATCCTGAAGCAGATACAAAGAAAAGACCACTCTATTGAAAATCCCAAATATTGGGTATTTGATATTATGACGCTAGAAGAGTTCGATTCGGGAGTAGGCAATGTAGCTCTTTCCGAAAGACTGAAGAGACTAGCCTTTACTGACGATATTATCGCAAACCTACCACAATATCTTATTACTTCAGAAGAGGCCCTAGTTCAGCTTAGGGATTCGTCTAGAAGCAACGGCTGGGAAGGACTTATTGCCAGAAAAAATGTAGGTTACGAGGGTGATCGAACTAAAAACATGCTCAAGCTCAAAGATTTTCACGATGCCGAGTATGAAGTAATTGAAGCCATCATGGAAACTCAAAGAGTAATCGTCAACGAACGTGAAGTAGAGGAGGAGGTACTTAGCGCAGTAATCATCGAGCACGAGGGTAATCGGGTAAGAGTCGGCAGCGGATTCAATATGGAAGAACGTCGTCACTACTTTAAGCACCCTGAAGAGATAGTCAATAAAATAATAAAAGTTCAATACTTTGAGACTACTGTAGATCAACATGGTTTACACTCATTGCGATTTCCAGTGTTCAAGGGAAACCATGGAAAAACTCGTAGTACATAATATTATGGGATTTAACAAAATATATTTACCTGAAGTAGATGAGCTAAAAAAGCTACACGAAAGGGTCGGTACTGAACAATTTATCTCTACCTTCTCAAAATATGATGCAATCATCGGCTCGATAGAGTCGTCGGAATATCTAAAACAAGTCAAAAACACAAAAAACCAAAAATAAATTATGTACTACGTTGCAAAAGTAAAATTCGAAACAATCGACGATCGTACCGGTCGCGCTAGAAAAATGTATGAGCAATATTTGGTCGAGGCAATCGATATCTCCGATGCCGAAAACAAGCTAAAGGAAAAATTTAAAGATTCGATTGCGGAATTTGCCGTAGTAAGCGTGCAAGAATCCAAGATCATGGGAATCATCAAGTAAAAACTATGAAGAAGATGCCCACCAGCATTGCGGAAAACGTCTATCGTGTCCTTACACGATATGCGGACGCAAAGTCAGATTACTACTCGAGCGAAGAGTTTATTTTTCACTTTGGCGTAGTACACGACACGAGCGATTCGTTTAAGTTGACCTGCATGGACGATTCTCCTCGTACTTTTGTGTGCAAGGAAAACGGCGACATGTGGCTCATCGGTAAGGGCAGCGATAGAGCAAATCCCATCCTGCGTAAAATCTCGAGAGAAATGCGCGGTGAAGTAGAAATAGCCGAATTTATCGTAAGAAGAA